ATGAATCATTTTTTGGGTAACAGGACAATATACGCCTTCGTATATGTTCCATTTCTTTTCTTCTAAATACTCTTGATTTTCATCAATTTTTTCAGGCTTGCCTTTTCTTATAATAGTGCTACCGTTCTTTTTAGTTTTGGTAACAGTATATCCATCAGAATCTAATGTTTTAATTTCAAATTTCATCAAATCAATGTTCCATTCATCATAAGGTCTTAACCAAGAAACATTCCAATCTTGCATCCACTTAATCTTATCAGTTAATTGGTATTCCTTACATGACTGAGCTAACATAAATATATCTTCTTCAGATAATGTACCACCTGAAGCGATGCTATATCTAGCCCTTATTTCACTAATTTTCATAGACAAAATATGTCCACGATATGTTGTATCTCTAAAATCTGGAAAATCAGAATATGAATAAATTGCGTTTTCAGGACGAATCCATTGAACATGAACTTCTCCTTCTTCATCCATCCAAGTATATGTACACACTAATCCAACTTCTGCTGAATCATGTAATAGTCTTTGTTTTAAAACATCGTTCCAACCATTAGCTTCTAATACATTATTGCAACCAATGCTATATTGAATTTCTTCAGGTAAATGATTAAATTGTAAAATCCATTGGTCTAATTCATCTTTATCTTCAGCTACAAATTGGTCTTGTGGAATAATTTGAACTCCTGACTCTTCTTGTAATTGAGAAAGAACTTCTTTATTTTGATAAACAAATTCTGCTTCATCGGCTGCATCTTTTTTTAACATTGCTGATGCGCTATCTGTTGCAACAACTGCAACTTTTTCTTTTCTACTCATCCATGAACCAACCAATCTTGCAACAATTGTATTACCAATAATAATTGATTTCCAATTTATATTTACAAAGTTAGCTTTGCTATTCATTTCTAAACGGTCCATAAACACACTCATGTCTATTTTACCATTTGCAATTTGTCTATTTTTTCTAAATCTATTATTTCTTAACCAAAAATAAGTTTGGTTACCGTATATTGTAGAGTAGATGCTTTGCGCAACATTTTTACCGTACATGTAATCTTTCTTAGAAGATACATCGGTAGTAATTTGAAACTTTTTTAAAGCTTCTCCATTACTATTTGCTGCTGATATTGATAAAGGACTATCTGCCAATTGAGTGTATTTTGTGTCAAATATACTAAATATTAAGAATTTAGTAAAATTTTAATTAATTAAACACAGGAACATAACTTTTTACAAGCGCTTCTCTCTTGATTTGTTTTTGGACCGGTTCCATTAAACATACAATTAACATCAAAAAAGATACGGTAATATCATAGTCTGTTCTATTGTTTGGGTCGAATTTTTTTGCATCTTCTAACAAATTTTCAAAATCTATTGAATCAATATGTGATTCAAAATACATAATCCCCACATCGGTTTGCTTTGTCAAGCTAAACGGTGTAGTAGGAAATCCTTTGTGTCTATCAGCTGTTTCTCTTTTTGCAGGGTCAATTGTTGAAAGCGGGTATGAACCAAGATAACCAACTCTTCCTCTATCTCTAAAATAGGATAGGTAATCATCACTATTATGCTCATACCAAGCTTGATAGCCATAAAATTCAGCTGCTAAAAGAACTTGTTCATGTAAAGTTTCTTTTATTTGTGGTCTTCCGTAAAGATGACCAATTGCCTTCCCAGTATGTTCTGGATTTAATAAATCATACCTTCTGCCAATCCAAGCTGATGCTTTTGAGCCATACTTACCACCCTGACTATTACTATAACCATCAATTGCTATTGCGCCATCAGATACCCTAGCTGGCTTTTTAGTTTTTACATCGTAAGTATGCTTGTTTTCTTCGCCTGCTTGTGGGAACTGAGTTATAACCCAATGAAAATCCTCTTCTTTATCATTTATCTCTCGCCACCTAACTACTTGGTCAATATCTCTATAAAATATAACATGACGCTTGAGTTTAGGATTTTCTTTTAAATAAGACTCTCTTGCCCCAATATTCATTACATTAAAAATACACTTATCTGAATCTGTACTAAAAGCTTCGTCTATGGTTAGAGGCTCTTTTCTAATACGAGCAGATAATGCTCTTTGATTATTTTTTACTGTGTCCCTGTCGGCTAAAATTTGAGCCAAAGTTTTTTCTTCATCTGGATGCCCAAAATCGTCAAAATTTCTTGTACGCTTTGCAGACATGAAGAATCGATAAAGACCGCTAGAAGTAGTTCCATTATCTTGTCGTTTTTCTTGATTACTTTCTTCCCATAATAATTTAAAGGCATCTTGAACACCATCTTTTTCAGTTGTAAGCTTCTCTACTGTGGTAGTATATAATGCTTTACCAATAATTTGTCCCTCATCATCTAACAAACAATAACGCACAACCTCATGTCTGTCATATACATTAACCTCTGTGGTTTTACCGCACTCGTCTGCTACATATCTATGGAGTTTTTGTCCATCATAGGCAACAGTATCTGCTGATTGGTGGTCAATAACTGAACCTAATTCATCTTTATCTACATTTTCCTCTGCCTTTTTACCCCTTACGTTTGTCTTTTGGAATCGCATCTCAGACTTTGGATTTACCCCCAAAGACATATCATATTCTGGTCTAAAAAACTTGGGGAGTCGCCTAAATGGATTTACCACTGTCTTAGCGAAGAATTTTTTAGCATCAGAGCCTGTTTTAGACTGAATACCGCCGTTTGTCATCTTTGTCCTTGTAGTGTATTCAGTTACAAATAAACCAGCTACAAATGACTTACCAAATCTTCTTTTTGTTACCTCAAGCATCCCCATACATAACGGGTCTTGAATACAATATTCCATAAAATAGAACTTCTCTAAATCTGGTATCCTAAACTTTGGATAACCAATATCAATTGACCACCATTGCAAGTATAAATAGTGTAAACCAGTCAAATAAGTAGGCACCCCATTATTCATGTACCAAAATCCATTCAATCTTCTATCCCACTCTTGCCTTTTAAATTCTTCTAATTTTTCATCGTAAAATTCAAGCTCATCGTCTTTTTTCTTTTTATCAAACTCATCCCACTTCTTCATTGTGTCAGCATACCAACTTGGCATCGGTATTCTTTTCCAATATTGCTCGCCTATATTTTTATCTCTCTCGTAAACACCCCTAAATTCTAATTGTTTGGTAATTATATTATAAACATACCCATCTGGAGGAAGATTACACTTCAATCCTTGGATATCTACTATAGTTCCACCATCAATTTTTTCGTACATAATTATATTCTTTTACCAGCCAACTCGCCAACGGCATCAGCCATATTCTCTGGAGAAAATGGTTTTTTATTAACTTGAACTACCTCTTTTTTATCAGTTACTTCTTGATTTATTCCAGCTAATACTTCTAATGCCTTTATTGAAGCAGAAATTGTTCCCGCATCCACCCATATTTTTTGCAATCTCTCAAAAGTCTTAATCTTAGGGTCGTCAATATCAATAGCTGTAAGACTAGTTTTGTTCAATAACTCAGCCATCTCATTAGCCTTTCTATTTAAGGCATGATATAGCTTACCAATACCATCTTGCTCGTAATAAGCATTTCTGCCTTGTAAATATGCAATTTGCTTTTCTAAATCCTTTATTTTATCTAATTCTACAGACATTCTAATTCTTTTAATTGTTTTGCATCTGATTTGCTATACCCCACCCATAAATCACCACTCTCAACCAATGCTGTCATATTATCGTTTATGGCTATAATCTCATTTCTATCGTTACCGTCTGGATAATATCTTAATCTAATAATTCTTCCTTCTGTTCCATCGTCATTTTGATATATAATCTCATAATCACTTGAAATTACGGTATTAACTGCTCTACCCTTCAACTCACCGCTAGTTATGTATAGTTTATTATTCATTACTTCTGGCTCAATGCCCTCAAGCATCCCGTTATATGGTTTAAATATTCTTAGTGCTGTAACAAAATTATTTAAAGCGTTCCATATGGAACCTTTTGTTTCTCTCCACATAAAACATTCTTCGATTGGTATTGAGAAATATTGAATATCTGAAGAAGCTTCAGTAGTAGGTCTTTGATAATTAAAAATCTTATAAGTATCATGAGTAGCATTATGATGGATAAGAATTTCAGCTCCTGTAGGAATGTCTTTAGCATCAACAACCTCAGCATTAACCGGTTTAACATATCGCATATTAAAATTGTCATATACTCTTTCTAGTTTAATTTTTGTACCATCTTTAAACGTATGGCTATTTTTACTTTCTAAATCAACCTTAATGATTACTCTATTACTTGGAGCTTTCAATTTCATAGTTTAATTAATTTAATACAAATGTAGTGCTAATTTAATTAATTTAATATTTTTTCAAAAATAAATTCCTAATAATTGCTTATATTTGTTGAAACAATTTTAAAACAAAAAATAAAAACCAAAAAAAATGGCAAATCATTTATTAGTTTATGTTTATCGTAGAAATCAATACGATTTAACAAACGCAAACGGAACACCTGCGCTTAATGGTGTACAATTTTCATTACCTACGGAAAACTTGCAATTACAACCAACTACTGTAGTAGCAAACGGAGTACAAATGAATTCATTAATTCTTTTGTATCCTAGTGGTCTTAACCAACCAGCTGAGAAGTTATATAGTAATGCAACTGTGGCTGCTCTAATTACTGCAATCAATGGCGGTGGCGCACAAACTACCACAACAACTGCAACACCTACAACAACTACTACAACAACTGCAGCTCCTACAACTACAACTACAACTGCAGCTTAATTTAAAAAACAATTTAAAAAAATAATAAAATGGCAACAATAGTATCAATTACAGCATATCAAAGAAATCAATATGCTTTATTAAACCCTAACGGGACTCCAGCAACATCTGGTATTTCTTACGGATTCCCAGTAACTGCATTTGCAGCTTACCCAGCTCCTGCTAATTTTGTAGCTAACGGAGTAACTATGAATTCAATAGTCGAAGTAGCACCTACTGGTTTAAACCAAGTACCCGTATTATTTTATACGACTTCTACTGTAGCACAGATTAATTCTGCAGCAAACGCTTAATGAATTAGCCCCTCTTTTAATTTTGAGGGGCTTTTTTATTTTCTTTATGTACCGTTTTTAGGTTCTTGTAGATTCTTTCTGAGTCTTCAATTTTACCATTAGCGGCGGCAATTGCAATTGCTAACCTTCTTAGTTTTTTTGCGGCTTTATTATTCATATATTTATTTTACCTTCCTTGTCCTCGATATTGTTTCGGACGAGGAGAATGTTTGTTATAAGATTTTTTAGCTCTCCCTGATTTTTTTGTTCCAAACGTAATTTTGGATGAATTTGTAAGTTTTGCCATTATTTATTTTTTGGTTTGAAAATAATTTTTATCAATTTCTCCTCCATCCATTTTGTTGGGGTAGACCAATATATCATCGTCATAGAAGTTCCTGACCATGCCGTTGTGGTATAATATGACTTTCCAAACAGTGTTTGTGTCGCTTCCGTAATCGAGCCATGCGATTGCTTTTCCATATCCTAAAGGGGTTTCTACGTCAATAGTATTTTTTAATTCGTGAATATACATTAAATTTGGTTTTCATCTGTTTTATTACTTGATAATAATTGTAAACTTGTAACTCTAGCGTGAAGCTGTGCCACTGTTTCCTTTGTTTTATCATTAAGATATGTTTTTGCCTCTGGTTTTCCTTCCATGTAAATCAAAGTACCCTTTTTAAGATAGTTAGCTACATTGGTTTTATCAGTCCAGTAAGCGCAAGAAACCCAAGTTGTTTTATCTACCTCTTGTCCTTGTTGGTTTTTAAACTTTTCGCTGTAAGCCATTGAAAAATTAATTACTGTTTTTTCATTTACATTGTTTACTGTTGCATCTTGTCCTAATCTTCCGATTACTGAAATTCTAATCATTGTGTTTTGTTTTATTATTAAAAATTAATTTCTGTTCCATTGTCATCTTTGTATGGCACCCAATTATCAAATGTTTTTTGGACTGATGCATCGGGTCTTAAAATTATATTCTTATCGTTTATAATTTTTTGTAACGAATCTAATCCATTAAATAAAAATCTTCTTGTTTGAAAATACATTTGAAATAAAATAAATCCTTTTTTACCAACAATCTTTTGTCTTCTAATCTTTTTACTATGAAACTCACAAGATGGATTACTAGGGTCTGTTTGAGCAAAGGGTCTATGATATACGAGAATATTATCAAGCTTATTATTCCACATTGCGCCATCAGTTAAATCAAATACATCAGGACAAGGATAGTTACCATCAGATGCTTTTATCATTTTAACGGGATGAGCAATAATCCAAAAGAAAATATTATTTATCTGCGCAAATCTTGAGAATACAGACAATACCCATTCAAGATATTTATCACTTCTTGAAAATTTTTGATATTCGTTTGTCAATTGGTTGAAAGGGTCAATATCTACGCCATCAACATTCTCTTTCACAATTAACTCTAAGAATACTTCCATCACATATTGTGGAGTAGGCGAAACATCTTTAGGATAAACATAAAATATATGCTTGCATACTAAATCATAAACATATTCGTAAACTTGTTTAGATGGTCTATGTGGATTTGCAGGACTACAATCACATCCTAAAATAATCTCTACAAAATCATGGTAGTATTCTTCTGGTGGGTTATCTTCTGGTGAAAATGTAGCAAACTTTTCTCCGTATAACATTATGCGCATAGCTTGGTACCATTTTTTAAACGAAGATTTACCATAGTTACCAATACCAGTAAGAACTGTAATCTCACCTCTCTTTGGTTTAAATTTATCATCTAAATCGGGTACACCAATACCATCTACTTTAGCATATCCTTCATCATATATTCTTAAAGCTTGTTCTTTTACATCAATTCCGTAAATAACATCTTTTAATTTTAAGCCTTCATCAAATACGGCTTTCTCTACCTCTATTTCTTTCCTAGAAACCTTATCAACTAATACTTCTTTATCAAATGATGCACTTCCAAAGTTTTTTGAATTTGCCTTATATGCAGAACGTATTGCTCTATCTGCTTCATTCTTTGTAAACTCAGAATTAGTGATAAATTCCATATGAATCATAGAATTAGCTGCCGTTTCATTAATACCAAAACGACAACAAGCCGATGCTAACTTAAATATAAAATTATTCCTTTCTCCCGTAACAAAAGCCTCGTTTTTATTAGACAACCAAGTCAAAACGTTCTTAAATATCTTTTGGTCATCATCGTTTTTCTCATAAACCACAACCTTTTCAGTTTTTTTAATCTTCTTGAAAACTTCAGCCTTGTCGTTTATGTAAATTTCCGGGTCGTAACTCTCATAACATACTCTGCTTTGGTTAATTCCGCTTCGGTCAATTTCTGGAAACACTTCTTGTAATGCTTGGAAATGTTCTCTATGCTTTTCACCATTTGCTACTTTTACCAAAGCTTTTAATCCGTTACCAGATGGGCTAATCCAACAAGCGTAAACAAATGGATGTGAAATAATCTCATTTTGCTTATCTCTAAGCTCAAATACATTGTCAAAATCCAAAACTATGTACCCACTATGCTTAATTAACTGAGCATCAGTTCTATCGGGGCCAAATTTACCACTAAAACATACCGAAGGAAGGTTCAGTTTTATCTTATTTGCTTTTTCTTTATCAATTGTTCCTCTAATTTCGAATACGGTAGATTTACTTTTACCTTCTTGTATTCTTTTTAACGCTGCTTCAACAGAAATGTAATTTGGTTCCTTAGAAAAGATATTTTTAAAAATTGTTATCATTATTCAGAAATTGGTTTAAAGGCGTTTCTAGCGGTTTCTAATTCATTTTGATACTTCCCTCCACTTTTATTAGAAAGTGTCTGCATAGGTCTTAAATGTGGTATAGTGTTGCGAATTTTAGACTTCCATATCTTTATTATGTTATTATGACCATCTTTCCACCCATTTTCGACCCAAGACTCGTATTTTGATTTTAACGAGTATTCGTACAAATTGAAATTCATATTGTTCTTTACCATATCCTCCTTGCAAAAAGACAAAAACTCCTCTATACTTGGTATAGTTTCTTTTACTTTACTTTTATTTACTTTACTTTGCGGTTTTTCTGCCACAGAAACTCCGTTACTAACGGTATTACTGCTAACAAATTTACCGTTCACACGCTGTTGTTTCTTACTATTATCCTTACTGCGACCTCTTTTTTCGTAAACAGGTACTAGTCTTTCATCAAGCGATTCTGAGTTAATAAAGCCATTATTTAGGAATAACATCTCCAACTTAATGCAGTAATCCAGTACATCCCGTATTTCTGTGGCAGAAACTCCAAAATCACCAGCCATTAATTCAAATTCTACATCTGAATATTCTAAAACATTACCATCTATGCCTGTTAAATACTCTAAAGTCATAGACCATATAGCATAGCCGGTAACTCCAAACTTTGTACGGATAGCTTTAACCTTTCTATGGTTTCGCATATCTCTATCGTGAGGGAAATAATCACAGTAATTCTTTATTGGGCGAGCCATTAGAATTTATTTAATCGTTAATAAAATCGGTTTTCAACGCCTCGTTAATACGAGTTATTTCTGCATCGGTAAATAATAATTTACCTTGCATCTTTCGTGATAATTCCGATTCTGGTATCTTTGCATTAAGCGATAACCACCTTTGTGTACGCCCATCTAAAGACTCTTTGATTCTCTCGTGTAGTCTTAATTCAGTTTTGATTTCCATAAATTTGTTTTGATTATTGGAGAACAAAAATAGTGTTATTTTTTATATTCCCAAATATTTTTAACTTTTTTTTAAAATTATTTTGTAGTTCAATTAATTTAATTAAATTTGCAAATGGAAAACAAAGAATTAATATACGAAATGGCTAAGAGATTAGATTTAGTTATTGAGTTTTGGAAAGAAGAAAAATATATTGGGAAATATAGATTTATAAATAATAAACTACACAAATGGAAAGATGGATAACCGAAGATGAAATAATGCACAGGATTAAAAATCATCCTGACTTAACTAAAGATGATAAAGAAGATTTTTACTTTGACATACAAATGTTATACATTGGTAAAAAAGGTCAAGAAAAATTAGATAAAGTAGTAATTAAAAATCAAGAAAGAAATAAAATAAAAAAAGATGGCATACAATAGTACAATAATAACAAAGAAAAAGCGTTGTGTTAATTGTGGCAATATTGATTATTGGTTTTCCAAAAAGATGTGTAAACAATGCGCCACAGTACATTCTACGCAAAAAAGAATGGAAGAATTTGAAGATGATACAGAAAGTTTTCAGAATCTTATTCAAGACCTTGACCATGTATTTAGTCAATACATTAGAAATAGATATGCAGATAAAACAGGTACCGTTGAATGTTATACTTGTGGTAAAAAACATACAATTGCAGAAATACAATGCGGTCATTTTATGGGTAGGTCAAATTTAAGCACTAGATGGATGGAACAAAATTGCAGACCACAATGTATGGAATGTAATTACTTTAAAACTGGTAATATAGAAGAGTTTGAATACAAATTACACGAAGAAAATAATGCTATAGTTGAATATTTAAGAGAAACAGCTAGGCAAACAGCAAAACCTACAAAAGATGAGCTAAAAGGCTTAATCCTAGAATACAGGGCAAAGCTAAACTTGGTAAAAAAGAAATTTATTGAAAAATAATTTATATTTTTACGGTGGTTATCATAGTTTGTAGATTTAGTAGTTTAGCCCCATGTTTTAGAATGACATGGGGTTTTTTATCGTTCATAAATGAGCCGATTGTCGCTCAAATACGGCTCAAAGTTGTTTTATTAGGTAACTTTTGTGAACGATAAGTTCTCTAATAGCGAACTTTAACCATTTTGGTAACGTAACCAAAATGGTAACATCTGCATGAATTTTTCTGAATATTCATGCATAATGTGTCAAATAGTTAGGGTTCAATATGTAAAATATTGTAACATAATTAGGGTAGATATGTCACTGATTTTTAAATAATTGTGACATAATTTGTTAATTGTCAGTAGTTATACTACGCAAATGTTCACATTTTTAAACCTTTCACCCAAAGTAAAGCTAGGGATTGACCAGACCGCCCCTTGTCGTAAAGCTATAACTTGACTAAATGACAAAAAAAGGCTCCCAAGTAGAAACTTAGGAGCGATACCAGTTAAACCTTTAACTATGTCTTATGCGGATACAAATATATACAAAAATTTAATTAAATTTATTTTTTTAATTAAATTAATTAAATTAATTTTGTTCCAAAACACACAACATGGCAAGAAGCATTTCCCCCGATTCAGTTTCCAGTAAGGTTGCTGATTTAACATTAGGCGAACATCTTAGGTTAGATAACCCATATACTTCCGTAATGGTTATGGTATCCAATTTAAAGAAAAAAGATGCTCACAAAGATAAATTATTTAAGATTAAAGCTACTGACAACACTACTACTGTAACCAGAATAAAATAAACCAATATTATGCATATACAAACGATTAACTACACTAGAACATTTAACTTAGGAAACTATTCTTCTGAAAAAATTGGCGTTGAATTTGCTCTCAATGAGGGTGAATCTGCTACTAAAGCCCTTGACTATGCAAGAGAGCTTGTGGAAGAGTATCACAAGCAAAATGTAATTAAATTAAAGGATTTAAATGAATTTTACCAAGAGATACCTGATGAAATTATTCCTACTCAATCTAAAAAATCTTTAGCTGAAAAAACAATAGAGTTTATAAATGCCTGCAATACTAAAGAAGAGTTAAGAGCTTGGGAATTAATGGCTAAAAATAATCCAGAGGTATTGGAATCTTATAATGCTAAACATAAATCTTTATAACTATGAATTGGAATGAAACACTAATCAGAGCAAGCTCTGTAGGATATATAATGACCGAACCAGTAACCAAAGCGGACAAAGAAGCTGGGTTGCTTTCTAAGACCGCACAAAGACATTTGCTTGATGTTTATATTTCTAATAAGTATAATAGGAGTAAAGATATTCAAACAAAGCAAATGAAAAAAGGAATTGAAGTAGAGCAAGAATCGATTGATTTATTGTCTATGTTCTTAAAAAAACCTTTTGCTAAAAATACGGAAAGATTTTTAAATAAATACATAACAGGGTTACCAGATATTATTGATGATGGAATTATTGATATTAAATCTAGCTATGACCTATGGACATTCTTAGGTAATATCCCAGATAAACTTGATAATTTATACTATTGGCAAATGATGTCATATATGTGGCTTACGGGTAAAACCAAAGCTACCATTGCTTATTGCCTTGTAAATACACCAGATAATATTATCCAACAAGAGAAGTATTATTTACTAAAAAAGCTAGATGTAATTTCAGAAGAAAGCCCAGAGTTTGTAAGAGAAGCTATGAAGTTAGAATTAAACATGAAGTTTGATGATATAGCTATGGAAGAAAGAATACTTATGTTTGAAGTTAATAGAAACGAAGATGATATTTTACGCATTGAGCAAAAAGTAGAAAAAGCAAGAGAATTTTTACAAGATATTGAAAACACCCACAAAAACTTTAATAATGGCAAAATCTAAAAAAGAAAAACAATTAAACCTTCCGCAAAATGCAGAACCATTAAACGGATGCGATTTCTGTATGCAATTTGATTATGATGAACCTCATGTAATTGGCGCAAGTGAAGATGCTGATGGAGTTTTAGAATTAATAATAAAATCTTATCTAGATGCAGGTTTAACTTTTGTATGCCCAACTACACAAAAGAAATTAAGAATATATGCTAGACCATTATCAGATAAAGGAAAAGAAATTCTAAATCAACAAAAGGAAGTTAAAATTTAACAAATGAAATACTCTTCAAGTTTTACCCATGATTTAAATTTTGGAGAAATAGCAGAAAATTGGCTTAATATTTTATTTAAAGATGGTAAGCTTATTGAAGTTAAAAGTGATAGGCTTATCCATAAAACTGGTAATTTATTTATTGAATATAAGTCAAGAGATAAACCAAGCGGATTAGCTACTACTACAGCTAATTATTGGATATACAGAATGGATATGATTGATACTGCTATTATATTGCCAACCGAATTATTAAAAAAAGTATGTAGAGTATATTATAAAAATAACGAATTTAAAATAAAAGGAGGAGATAATAATACTTCTGATGGGCTTTTAATACCACTAATAAGATTGCTAAAAGATTTAGCATTATTAAGTCAAAACGATGAAAACACTATCTAAGATTTTTTATGAGTATTAGCAAACTTGCGAGCAGCTTCAACGCTACCAAAACCCCAAGCTTTTAATGCTAATGCTTTCCTTGTTGGTTCGCCATTAGGTTTTTTCATAGCTCCAAGCATACCAGCAAAGCGAGCTGCAAAAGAAACTCTACGAGGATTAACACCAGACTTAACCGGAGCTTTTAAATTGCCACCAGTTTCTGCATTATAAGACGCACGACCTTTAGCGTTTAACCCACCTTTTTCGTTTTTGCCTTCTTTACGTTGCCAAGCTCCAGCCATAACTATTTCTTTTCTTCTGATTTAATTTTCTTTTCTTGCTTTAACATTTCGGCAGTTGGTTTTTTACCACTTCCTTTGTTAGCACGAATATTGTCCCATAAACCGCGTGGAGAATACGAGCCATCTGCTCGCTTCATCATTTTTAATTTACTTTTCATACCACTAAGATACGAATTATTTCCAATTCTCAGACTTCCATATAGACAAATCTAGACCTTTTAAATTTTCAGGGGGCGTTGGTAGGTAATTAGCTATTTCCTCCAAATTTGGGGCAGCTGTGTCGTAAGGAGGCATATTCTTAAAAGGAGCGCCTCTTTTAATTTGCTTTTCGCCATAATTATCCATTAAATAATTTAACACAGATTGCGCCGATGTCAAATTCTGCTCTTTTTGAATCATATTCAACTTATTTAAGTCAAATCTAACCCCAATTGGTTTGCTTTTTGCCATATAAATATTTTGTAGCTACAAAGATAGGACAAATTTACCAATGTAGCTACAATAATTAAGTTAACTTCCTTACCTATCCCCCCCCCTATCCCACCCAT